TACCACTTACCATATTTGTGTTGTCACTGTACTGAGTTTTGCCTTGTGGGTCTTTGTAGTAGGCACTGTCGTACAATACTTTCCTTGCCCAACCTTGATCGCCTTCTATGTCACCGCGTAGTATTGCCCACGCTTTATCACGCATTGGGCGCAGCACTGACTTATCAAAGAACGTCCAGGCATCAGGTGTGCTCGGATTGCTGTGCCACTTGTAATTGAACCTATCAGCCCAGTCTGTTTTTCGTATGCCCATTTGTTATACCTCTTGACATTTAGTGACAAAGATGCACGATATGTCAAATATAGTCAAGGGGTTTTATAGATGAAATTAGAAGAATATCGTAAAAACGCGAACATGACATTGAAGCAGCTTGCGGAAAAAGTAGGTGCTCCACATGCTACCGTTGTACGGCGTTGGTGTTTGCCTATCGACCACAAGGATTACAAGATACCATCTGCTAAGTATATGAATTTAATACAAGATGCGACGATGGGGCAAGTTACGCCCAATGATTTTTACAGATGAATTTACTACGTCATGTTGATTTATGTTCGGGTATCGGAGGTTTTGCTTTAGGGTTTCAGTGGGCTAATTTGAGTAAGCCTATTATGTTTTGTGATATAGAACCTTGGAGTAGACAGATCCTGTCAAAGCATTGGCCTGACGTTCCAATTGCTACAGATGTAAAGGAGTTAGCAAATGACCCAGATGGACTTGTTCCAGATTGCGACATCCTCACAGCCGGATACCCATGCCAACCATTTTCACAAGCCGGGCAGCGAAGAGGCAGTGAAGATGACCGACATATCTGGCCGTACATATTTTCCATTGTTCAAAGAAAGCGACCCTCTTGGTGCGTTTTCGAGAATGTTTATGGGCACGTCTCAATGGGTCTCGACCAAGTGTTATCTGACTTGGAAGGGGAAAGCTACGCCGCAAGGCCGTTCGTTGTTCCAGCTTGTGCCGTTGACGCACCTCACAGAAGAGACAGACTTTGGATCATCTGTAGAAATGTGGGCAACACCGAGAACGAGCGATACAAACAGTGGTCGGACGTTGAACGAGAAGGGGCAAAGGATAAGCAAGAGCAGCGACTTGGTGTTCGGAGCGAACCTAGCGGATCAAGTGAAGATGTGGCCGACACCCAGAGCTTGTTCAGCAATGTCGGCAGAGAACATACAGAACAGAGTAAACGACAAGTTTCCAAACTTGGAGAGCGAGGTGGCAAGATCAATGTGGCCGACACCGACAGCGAGAGACTACAAGGACAGTGGAGAGAACATGAACTTGTATCGGAGCGAGAGGCAGAACACTCAGTTGGGAGTAGTGGCGAAGAGGTCAGAGCCAGAGAATATTGGAAGTCTGAACCCAGCGTGGGTAGAGTGGCTCATGGGGTACGAGATAGGATACACCGACTTAAAGGATTAGGCAACGCAATCGTACCTCAGATAGCAATGAGGATTGGGCAGACAATAAAGCAGATAGAGGAACAAGATGGGCGGTAAAGCGAGTAGAGATAAGGGCGCAAATTTTGAGCGCGAGATTGTTAATTGGCACAAAGAGCGCGGTATAGATGCAGAACGAATACCGTTATCGGGTGCAATGAAGGGAAACTATGCGAGTGACATAAAGCTAGGTCCACAGTTGGCCTTGACTGCTGAGTGCAAGCGCAGAGCTAGAGCGTGGCAAGATTTATATGATGCGTTCGACCAGGATAACAGCGATATGTTGTTTATCCGCAAAGACAGAAAGCCAACATTAGTTGTGCTTAATGTTGAAACATATGAAACATTCTTAGAATGGATTGGCTGGAAAAAAACAACGGAGGAATAAATGCCATACACAGAAACAGGCGTTGGTTATCAATCAACAGACACAAGCAAAGCAGCGGCGAACAGTAACTTCAAAGGCAAGTTAACGATACGTGATCGAGTGTATCAGTTGCTTGAGAAAACATCAGTATCATTATCAACGGAAGATATAGCGGAGCTATTGAACGTACCATACGGTTCGGTGCAGCCACGTTTATCTGAGTTACAAAACGAGGACAAAGTGATTGACAGTGGTGAGCGTGGTAAAACTAAATGGGGTAAGTCATGTATATTGTGGAGGGTGAAATGACTGTAGTTTATCAGCTATCAAATGGTACAAAGTATGAGGTTCAAACTGAGGATTGCAAGTATTGCGGTGGCGATGGTTTTTACTTGGCAGAAGTACCCTACGTAGACTATTACAATGGTGGCTTTCTCAAGGAAGAGAGGCGCTGTTGTGAGGAGTGTGGAGGCAGTGGATTTACTGTTGTAGATGGTGAATAAAGATCCATACAAACTACCAGAAGGTAACACATTGAGGCGTTTCTTTGTCAGGCCGACGATGGGGAGTGCACAGGATCGTGAAAGACGTAACAATTAATAAAGTCATATCAGAATATAAACAAGCAAAACGAGAAATGAAACTTGCTAATTTACAAATGTATGCTGATGCAGGATTTACTATTGATGCAACTGCTCAGATATTACAAATCAGTTCAGTGACATTGAGGACTTTTGCATATAACAATAAAATAAAATTTAGAAAGGCACGAAATGGAAAACAAACAACTATCAGAAAATGACAAAGCGTTTTTCTGAAAATAGGGGGTTGACAAATGCCAATACGTAAGTACGCTAACGCGAGGGTTACAACCCGAGATAGTGATTACAGTGCTAATCACAGTGTATACACTGAAACTACTAATAATATACATAGTAATAGCACTGTAATACAGAAAGACAGTGTATTACAGACAGACAGTGTAATCACTGACACTGTATTACAGCAGCCGGGTGATTCGGTTTTGCCTACGTTGACTAAGACGTTAACCAGGATGCACCCACGGTACAAAGAGGGCAAAGCAAAGCGACAGAATGATCCGTTGGCGTGGCGTATCGAAAAAATCCTACGTAGACTAAGACCCATGCTATCTACAGAAAATTTTTTAGAAGTATCTCAAGAGTTCACTATGTCGGACCCTATGCAGCGCGTAGCACTCGCTGACAAGCTCGAGAAATGGCTAGAACGTAGTTTAGAGGGGTAAGGGTTAGGAAAAAAGAAAAGCGCCCTCTGTGGCGCTTCTCCGTGGCTCTAAGGGGTATAGTTATATTTGTACGGTGGTACGTATAATTCGTCTAAAAGAATACGTAGCAATCGTTCTATACCGTCTGCTTCTAAGCTAGGGTTGTCAATGTCCAAATGGTTTCTTACTAACCACTTGTATTGTTTTATAAGCTCGTTTGTATCAGGTACAAAAGCACTCAGGGGTAGTTTAATTCTGTCTTTCATTTGTTTACCTTACTCTAAAAATATGCTGATTTCGTCATTGCAACCTAGTGCAAAATGTTTATCCGTTGAACCTCTATATTCAAAAACTGTGTGACCGTGCTCGTCTTTAACAATACGACCATTCTTATGTTTTTTAGGTTCCCATTTGGGTTCATTGATTGAAATATCTATTTCAGAACAATCCTTTTCTAAATCAATGCAAATGTTTTTAGTTTCTAAATGATTTTCAAGTGCTGTTATTAGCTCGTAATAATGTATTGTAATATGCATTATTCTTCCTCCTTAAAAACACCGCCGATTATGTCACCGTCTAAATCGCAGAGCATTTCTGTTTCTCCAATTCTGACTACCTCATCAGCGTCAAAGTTATATTTTTTTGCATATTCTTTTAATTCTCTGCGGCTCCAAATGGTTGTTCTACCTCCACCATCTTGAAACCACATGGTGAATATTTCTTTTGTCATCATTTTACTCCTCTTCCCATTGTTTATGACATGCTTGCCAAACTTTAATCTTTGCTTTTCTTAATGACATTAGATCTGATAATCGAATATCCTCTAACTCGTCCCATTGATTAAACATATCATTCACGGCATCGTATAGATTGCGGTAAAGTCTTTCTTGGTTCTTGTTCATTTCTTGCCCTCCTATGGTGCTATGAATTGCCATGCGATAACCATTGCAAAGATTAGAACGCATATGGCAACGTCGCTAAGTTTGATGTTCTTGATGATTGTGATTAGTTCTGAGATTGTCATAGTACAGCTCCGATTAAAAATCTAAACAGGCATCACCTGCGATAGTTTTAGAGCCGCTATCAACAGTAACACCGCAAGCGGTGGCAAACGCTAACAAATCTTCATCGTTAGCACATTCACCATAGTAATTGACCCATTCTCCGCGCCAATCTAAATAGATGTGGTTATCGTGAGTTGCACCTGTAAACATATCAAGCGTTTGGCTGTCTTTATCTTTTAGCTCAACAGCGAAAAGACAATCTTCAGTTATTACGTTGTAGAACTCGGCATGATCATCAAGCTTAAATAATTTAGCGTCAGTATAGCCGCCTCTTATGTCAGCGCCGCCACTATCAAGAAAATGAGTACCAGTGTTTTCTGTTAACATTGCAGCTATTAAGTTTTCTATATTATTCATTGTATACCTCTTTGTTGTTATGCCTTCATAATACATAAGTGTCACAAAGTGTCAATACTAATTATTTATTGTGTTAGATTGTGAGATGATCTATATATGAAATATACAGAGTTGCTTGCCTGTTAGCTTTGTATGCCTCAAATAACTAGCTCGGACTTAGGTCCGGGCCTTTTTGAAGGAACACAGATTGAGTAGACGAAGCGTAAACACAGTCATTATGGAAAAGATAGTTGATCGTCTGGCATCAGGCGAAACGCTTGTGGACATCACAAAAGACAAGGCAATGCCAAGTTACCGGGCTGTAACCAGGGCTGTCGCAGCTGACGAGGATTTATGGGCGCTTTATCGCAAAGGGCGCATTCTCCAAGCTGAGTATATGACGGACCGTATTGTGCGGTTAGCTGTGGAACCATTGCCGGAAGGTGATGTACGTTTTCTCAATGCTGAGGTAAACAGACGCCGCTTAGAAATAGATGCGCTGAAATGGACAACGGCTCGCAATCAGCCATTCGGAATACGTGACAAGAAAGAAGATCAACCGCAAGCTCAGACCTTCACGATTTCATGGAGTGGTGGGGATACCGCTGTTAATGCACATGATGATGAAGAGGTCTTGCATTGAACGCACTAGCCAATATCCTGAGTGGCCGAGGTACGCGCGTGAATGACAAAACGTTTTCGCATAATATGTATTATGTTAACAAAACGCCGTATTTGCCGTAGTTTGCCGCATTTTTGGCGATACAGACCCCCCA